AAAACATCAACCCAGTTACAAAAGTTGCAGAAGCGGTTCAAAGAAAAAAAGTTGAAGAAGAAACAAAGGAAGAACAAAATAAAATAGATAAAATGTTACAAAACATTGATAACTATGATGGAACATCAAGAGGTCAAAAAGATATTAAATAGGAGAGCAAAATGGAAGATATTGAAGAAGTAAGAAAAACGAATAATTGGGAGCTATATCAACAATCAGTTAACTATATGTCAACACTAGATTTATACGAAGATAGCGATAGAAATTACAGAATGTACAATGGCAATCAGTGGCAAGGGGTTAAAGTTGAGAACGTAGAACCTGTTCAATTGAACTTTATTCAGACAATAGTAGATTACAAAATATCTGTAATTAATGAGAACGCGTGGGGAATTGTTTATTCAAGTGAAAATTTTGAAGATAAAACATTTAAGAAAACTGCTGATGATTTATGTTCATTGCTTAATTTGCGTGCTACAAAAATTTGGAAACGCAATAAGATGGATTCACTTGTTAGACAAGTTTCATTAGACTCGGCTGTTAATGATGAGGGAGTTCTTTACTCTTATTATGATGATAAAGATAAAGAAGTAAAAGATGAGATACTAGATAAAGTTGATATATATTACGGAGACGAAACGAATAGTGATATACAATCACAACCTTATATATTAATAAGAAAACGTATGACTGTAATGAGTGCAAAAGAGTATGCTTTAAATCATGGAGTCTCAGAAGATAAAATCAAATTTATTATTGGAGATTCAGACAATATTCACAGCATTGGAGAGAATAAACAAACTGAAAAAGATGAGACGTGCACAATTATTATAAAATTGTGGAAAGAAGATGGCAAAGTTCATTATTCAGAGTCAACAGAGTATGTAGATTTAATTGAAGATACAAATTCAGGACTTACAAGATATCAAATAGCTCATTTCCCTTGGACAGAGAAAAAAGGCTCTGCAAGAGGCGAGGGTGTTGTAAGAAATCTTATTCCCAACCAATTGGAAGTAAATAAAATATTAATGAGAAGAGCAGTTGTTACAAAGAATACAGCTTATTCGCAAAAAGTCGTTAAAATAGATAATATAGTAAATCCTGATGCAATCAACAGAGTAGGCTCTGTAATAAAAGTTAGAGGACCAGCAGATGCAGTTAGCGATGTATTTGCAAACACAACTCCTGCTCAAATGAGTAGTGATGTAGAGCAATTGCAGTCAGATTTAATTGATTTATCAAGGAATTTGCAAAATGCAGGAGATATTTCAACAGGGTCAATTAATCCTGAAAGCGCAAGTGGTAAAGCTATATTAGCAGTTCAAAATGCATCACATCAAACTTTAAATTCACAAGTGCAAGCTCTTAAAGATTTTGTCGAAAATGTAGCTCTGAATTGGTTAGATTTGATTTGTGTTTATTCAGACAATTTAGTACTGCAAAGAAAAGTTGACAACTATATAAACAATAAAGAGTCAACATATATTAATGTCAAAATTCCAAATAGTGCTTTACGAAAATTAAAAGCAAGTGTAACAATTGATGTTACTCCACTATCAAGCTTTGACCAATATGCGCAAGAGCTTGCATTAGAGAATTTGCTACAAGCAGGGTGGTATGCACCTGATAAAGTTGACCAGTTACAATTATATGCTGAAAGTTTACCTGAACGAAGTGCAATGCCAAAACAAAAAATTCTTGATATTTGTAAGAAAATTAAAGAACAACAGATGTACATACAACAATTACAAGCTGTAACTAAATATGCAATGAATCAAGCTAGTCAATATATTACAAATCAAGATCAATCAGTAACAGAAAATTTAGCAGGAGTTTCAGATAATACAGATGCAATCTTGCAAGATGCAGATAATCAAGCTTATCAAGATGCTTTAAGAGAATATCAACAAGAACAAGCAAGTGTAAGTCAATAATTAGTTTATTAAGTCGCTTAAATGCGATTTTTTTATTGTCCAAACATTAATGACAATAAACTTTATGGAAATAATAGTCGACAGACTTTAAATGGAGAAAAAATATGGATAATGAAGAAAAAAATGTTGTAGAAAACATTAATACAACTGAAAATACTGATACTCAAACAGTAGAACAAAACGAGGAAGTTAACAACACATCAAATGAAGAAGAAAAGAAGTTCACACAAGCTCAATTAAATGAAATTGTTAATTCAAGAGTAAAAAGAGCAAAAAATAGCGAGAGTAAAAAATATTCAGATTTAATGAATGTTTTGAAATCAGCAATGGGAACAGATGATGTTAACGAAATCACAAAAAAGGCAAGAGAATACTATGAAAATCAAGGAATTACAATACCTGAAAGAAGTGAAGACTACTCTGATGAAGATATTGAAACATTAGCCAAAAATGACGCAAACGAAATTGCAAATGGAGGATATGATGAAATAGTAGATGCCTTAAATGAATTAAAATTAAAACCTAACTTATCTAAAAGGGAAAGAAGATTAATGAGTGACTTGACTGCTCAAAAGAAACTTTTAGATGATGAACAAAGTCTAAAAGCAATTGGTGTTGATGAAGATATTATCAATGGCAATGATTTTAAAGACTTTAGACAGAAGTTCAATTCTAACGTTGATTTGAAAGATGTATACGAACTTTATAGCAAATTACATCCAAAAGAAGAGGTTAAACCTCTTGGAAGTGTTAAATCAACAAAGAAAGATACAAAAATTAAAGAATTTTATAGTCCAGAAGATTTTGACAAGCTAACAAAAGAAGATTTAGACAATCCTAAAATTTGGGAAGCGGTTATGAAGTCAAAAGCTAAATGGATTTAAGTCAAGAGAAAGAGAGTAAAAGATGAGTTCAAAAGTATTTAAACAAGAATTATGGTCAAAACAAATCCAAAATGACCTTAAAACATTAACAGGATTAAGAACACATAGCGATTATGCGTTTGATGGTGAAATAAAACAAGGAAATGTATTACATATTACAGGTTCAGCAAAACCAACAGTTGGAACATATGTTCCTGGAACAGACATTGATTTTGAAAGAGTATCAGGAACAGATATGACATTAGTTATCGACAAGTCTAAATATGCAACACAAACATTCGATGATGTAGATAGAGCTCAATCAATTCCAGGAGTAATGGAAAACGCTACAAGAGAAATGGCAAAAGCTTTACATGAAGAAGCTGACAAAGATGTTGCAAAAGCCATAAAAGATGCAACTGAAAATGGCGTTAAATACACTGGAAAAGATGACCAAGAGGCAACAGAGACAGTAGCCCAAGAAGAATCAGCTTCTGCATTCACAAAAGCTACTGCTTAATCACGTATTGAAGATGGCTTAGTAGCACTTGCAGAACATAATGTTGCACCATCAACTAATGTCTGGGGAGAATTCTCACCAAAAGGATATAGTTGCATTAGACAAGCATTAACTGAAACATTAACAAACAACGTTGATTTAGCAAAAACAGGTGCAGTTGGAAAATACAACAATGTTTCTGTATGCATTGAAAACAACTTACCAGTTGATGAAACAGGCAAAATCAGATACAACGTATTAAGAACAGACAAAGCTATTGCATTTGCTGGACAAGTTGATAAAGTTGAAGCAGGAAGAATTGAAAAACAATTCGCAGATTATGTAAAAGCTTTATATGTATATGGTATAAGAGTTGTAAGACCAAAAGAAATGTTTATCATAAAAGAAAGTATTGCTTAATTATAGGGAGAAGTTATTTCTCCCTTTTTTATATATAGGTGCAGGTAGCATATTAATAGTTCAAATCTATTAACCTATACAATTTTAAAGAGATAAAAGAAGGAGAAAAGTATGAAACCACAAAAAAAGATAGAAAGATTTTTACTAGAACCAACATATACTCCATTATTTGGGGTAACAGTAACAAAAGATACTGATATTGATGATTATACAAAAGATAAAAAAGTGCATCAAACAATTAAGAATTTAACATTAACAACAGTAGTTAAAGACAAGAAAAAAGGAAATGGATATGAACTTGAAGAAGATTCAAAGTTAATATTTCATTTAAAAGAAGGAACTCGTCTTATATGGACAGAGACAAACGGATACATACTTCCACAACAAAAACTAACAACACGTAAAGAGATTACAGAAAATTTAAAAAATTTAGATGGAATTGAAGGATTAGAATAATGAAGATAACTCTTGAAGAATTAAAAAAAGTAGATATTGCTATTATTGATAAGGACGGGAAAGCGGCTGTACAATATGGCACGACGGAAGGATATGTACCACTGCGGCAGCATATTTGTGAACGGATGAAAAAATCATTTATGGTCGATTGCGGAATCGATGAAGTCTTTATTACGTCCGGGTCGCAGCAGGGCCTGTCGTTCATCCCTCAGATTTTTATCAATCCTGGCGATATCATGCTCGTTGAAAGTCCAACCTACCTGGGAGCACTCAACGCATTCAAACTGTGCGGACCTAAATTCGTAGAACTTCCAACCGACGACAAGGGCGTCATTCCC